CTCTATTCAAATCAAGAAACCCTACTGGTTTACCTAAATCATAATAGTCTTGTTGAATTTTTGATAAAATACTTCTAACTCTTTTACCACCTTGAATTTGTTTTATTTGTTCTGCTGAAGGTTTTGACACAACAGTGATTTTACCTTTTCCATCTATCTGAGCTATTGTCCCTGAAGGTAAGTTATATGCTTTTATTTCTTCAGTTGTTAAAGTTCTGTTCATATCTGAAGCAGTTCCTTTTTGTTTTTCTACTGCTAATATTGTTGAGGGTAATTTACCAACACCTTCTCCCAATGCTGAAAATGCAGGAGCAATTCCTTTACCTTTTGCTTGAAGTAATGGTGCAGCTAAAGTTGCAGCATAAATAGCTTTTTCTTTTGGAGTTAGTGAACCTAGCCCACCTTCTTGAAAATGTTTTACAGTTGGCTTCAATGATTTGAAGTATCTATCTTTAAACATTTTTCTTGTTAATACTTTATCCATGATTACCTCGGTTGCATCATGTTATAAGCTGCATATCCACCTAATGCTGTACCTGCTGCTTGTGCTAATGGGTTAGCCCCGGGAGCCGTGGTTGCTGTAATACTACTTTGTGTTGTAGGTAAGTTTGTCATAATACCTTTCATAAACTCAACTCTTTGATAAGGCTCGTATGCTCTTTGTAATTCTGTTGCTCTTTGAGCATCTAGTGTTCTTTGACCAATACCTCTTTGCAACGCACCTGCTTGCATCTGTGCATTTATATCTGCAAGACTCATAGCTTGTTGTTGTGCTCCTAGTTGTCCTAGTAATTGTCCACCTGCAAGTTGTTGTTGTCTTTGAGTTTGTGCTGCGCCTAATGCAGTTTGAAAACCTTGTGCCTGTGCTTGACCCATAGCTTGTAAAGTTCTGTTTTGTAATTCTGCTTGTTGAACTCCTTGTCTGCCACCACCAAAAGCTCCTGCATCAATAGCTGAAGCACTTAATTGATTTTGTGCTATCTGTCCTTGTCTACCAATTTCATTTGTAACATATTGTTGATAAGGATTTAAAAATTGTCCTATGTTTGGGTTTTGCATTCCTGTTGCTATTGAACCAATACCTGCTCCAACTGTTCCTGCGCCAACACCTGTTTGTCCTGCTTGAGTAATACCAGCTTGTTCTAATGGAGAAAGACCTGCAACTTGAATACCAGGAATAGATACAGGAGTTTTTGCTAATCCTGCTGCTTGATCGTAAAGTGCTAATTTTCTAGCTTCAACTTCTGGTGCTTCTCTTGCAATTGTAGTTTGTGTACCGGAGCCACCTCCGCCTCCACCTCCACCACCAAGATATTGTTTTAATCCTGTAGTAGGGTTAATGCTTCCTTGACCACCAACACTTTTTAAAAGTGTAGATTCAAATTTATTTATATGAGCTAGTTCAGTATCTCCACCGATACCTTTACCAGCTATATCTTTGTATAACTCTGTAAATAGTTTTATCTTTTCTTTTATATTTAATTTTTTAATATTAATCATAAATCTTTCTCTACTTGAACATGTGTTGCCACATATCCTTTTTGTTTAAATAAAGGGACATAACCTGGCCTTGAAAAGATTTCCATTTTTTTACAACCTTGTTCTTTAGCCCATTCAGCCACTTTATCAATTTGATCAAACCATTCTTTGTACCTTTTACCAGTGACGATTTTAGCGTCACAAACTTTATAATTAGGGTATTCTCTAATTTCAGTGACACCCACACATAAAATTTCGTTAGTATCTGTAACAGCCAACCAAAGCTGCATTGTACCTTGTTTACAATGTTCTTTAATATGCTCTTCACTTATAAATCCTCCTGCTCTGATACAAGCTTTGTGTACTAATTCTTTTGCTAAAGGCCATACTTTATCAATCTCCTCTTTACTGAATTGTATCAGATTTGTTTTCATTAACTAAATCGTAAATTCTTTTTAATTTTTTTTGTTGATCATAGAAAAAATCTGCACCAGCTTTTCTCATGCTTTTATAACTTTTAGGATCTCCACCAGATAATATACCTGCACCTAATACTGCATCAGCACGTGATACAAATTCTCCATCAGCTAATTGAGCTAACATAGTATCTTCATCCTTGTTACCGTTGCCTGCGCCATCTTCAACATAACCTTCTGCTCTTACATAGTTATTATAATCGTTCTCATCATGATCAGTTTTTGATGGTAGATAATTTACACCACCTTTATTAAATTTTTGTATAGCAGTTGCTAATCCACCTTCATTTGCATAAAACATATCTGATCTTAATGTTTCATCCATAGTAGGTCTTGTATTTTCTGCAGGCACAAATGCACCTTCTAATTTACCAGATTGTTCTGCATATGCTTTATCATAATCTTCTTTTCTGTAACCATCTAATTGTCCATCACCTTCATCTTCGCTTGCTAGTAAAGGAATTATACTTGATGCTAAGAATGCAGATTGAAGAGGATTGTCTTTTACTTTAGTTAATAGATTTGATGCTATTCCTTTTTTTGCACCTTCTGCTCCTGCTCCAACTACTGCTTCAGATAGTGGTGAACTTTTTGCAATTTGTTCTACTACTTCTGGTTTCATAAATTGTTTACCATAAAGATCTGATCCTGGTATTGTTTTTAATCCTTGAGTAGCACCATAAGTTTGAGAACCACCTAATCCTATACTTGATAAAGGTGCTTTACCTGCAAACATTTGTCCCAATGATGAAGTTGGAGCCATAGTCCCAAGAGCGTAGGCTCCTCCACCAATTAAAGCTGCACTTTGAAGTGCTTTCTTAGTTGATTTTCCTCGAAGTTTTTGTACGCCAAATGTGGCTAATGCTAGTGTAAATGGGTCCATAGTCTAATTAATTAATTATAGACAATATTACCATTTTAGTCGCTTGGTTTCAACTCATCAGCAAACCGTCCTTCATACTGATGCTCACCTATATGTACAATAGTATCACCAATATAGGCATAACATTTGCCACCTATATCCTTCCATAGCTTACAGAAAGAGAAGTCCTCTCCTAGGTAAGTCTTGGTCTCAGGGTCGTGAATCGTGTCAAAAAAATTCCACATATTTGGCTTATTAATATATTCCCCATTAATAACGGTCTTTTGTACGATAGCTTTTTCTGGATAAGCTTTAATCATTTTATCTATAACTGATCTTTTAATTAACATGCATCCCGTTGGACTATGGGTTACTTCCATAACCCCCTTATCTAACTTTATATCCTTATCATCCTCTACTCTAATAGGATAAGTATTAAAGGATTTTTTAAGATCATTCATTGTTTTAATTTTATTATTCTTAATATTATCCATTGCTTTATCCCACATCATTGTTTTAAGGGGATAAGGAATTGATATAATATCTTTATCTTTTTCAATCATTTTAATAATAGATTCTGCATGAAAATAAATATCTGAATCAATAAATAACATGTGAGTAAAATTAGATTCGATAAATCCTGACACACATAAATTTCTTCCTTGAGTTACTAAAGAAGACTTCATTAATTGAAATGTAATTTGTATATTTTTTTTAAAGGTTAGTTTTTGTAATTCTAATAATGCTTGAGTGTAATGAATTGAACACTCACTATGTACAGGAGTTGCTACAAAAATAGAGTAGGGTTTTGTATCACCACTTGTATTATTTTTCCATAAAGGGGTGATTGATTTGTCAAATGGTTTTGAGTCTATTTTTAATTCTTTTAAAGTTTGGTAAGTATCTTTATTTATTGTTTCTTTCACTAATGGCTCCTTTCAAAAAGCTTGTCCATTCCATTCCTTTTTTCTTCCAACTATAAAATCTTTTATAAAACTTTTGTTGTTCTTCTAAATGATCTTGTATAAAATCTTCATGTAGATAACTTGCTGCAACTTCAATAGCATTGCCAGTAGCTATGGCCATACTCTCATAATTATTAGAGTAATTTACATATACAGGCCACTCAGCACATGTTTCGTATAACGCTCCAAAGTTATTGGTAATAACATGAACTCCAGAAGCTAATGCTTCTAAAGCTGAAGCACATGAAGTTTCTTCAAATATAGATGGGTATACAAACATATCATAGCTAGGCATTACCTCTCTTATATATTCATTAGGCTTATAACCAATATAATTTACATTAGATAATTTTTCTGCTTGTTCATATAAAGGTTTAAATTGTTCGTCATTTTGTTTTTTAAATTCATCTCCATAGACTTGAGTAGAACTGTATACATCTAATATAATATTAGGGTTTTTTATTTCTTGCATTGCACGAAGAACAATATTTAATCCTCTCCAAGGTGTGCAGTGATGTATAATTTTTATTGGGTCACCCTTTTTGTATATTTTTCTTTTAGGAAATTTTTCAATACCATTTTTAATAACAATACATTTTTCAGTTGGCACATCAAAAAAGTACCTAAATTTTTCATAGTTCCAATGACTATTAAATACATACCAATCATATTCATTGTGTCTTGATTTATCACTAAAGAATTTTTGTAAGTTAGGTTGATCCCAAGAATTTTTTTGCCAAAGAATATTTAATTTATTCGGATCAATCGGAACCTTACCTGGTATAGATGTACATATTTGAACTTTATCTAAAATATCTTTAGAGACATGCTTATGAAGCATCTCCATTTGGATTTCGGTTGCGCCTCGAGGTTGCATTATTTTTTTGTGGCAGCTCCCATAGTAACTTTAGTAACTTTAATTTCGAGGTCTTGTCTAAAATCATCCACAGTAGTGTCAGTATTGGGATCAGCAACATCAGCATTAAAATCATCTTTACTAGCATAAACTTTACCAGTCCTTTTGTGTTTAATAATTTCTTTTGCTTCTGCTGGTATTTTAATTATATCACTCATTTCTGTCTCCGTCCTTGTCTATTGTATTTTTTATTATTTTGCAACTTTTTTTTCTTATTAGGACTTTTAGAATGTCTTCTAGGTCTTTTCCTAGGCTTATCTCTTTCAACAAAGTCTTTAAATTTCCTAGCCATTTTCCTGTGATCTATCTATCAAAGCATAACTAATAGATCCTGTAATTTCATTTGCTGTATCGGCTTGAACTTTAAGAATATCATCTGCTTCCATATTTAAACTAGATTTTATAAAATTATCAAAACCTGCTGATAAAGTTTGGTGAGCAATGTCTACATCAGATCCTCCAGATTTTTGTAAAAATACATCTACAGCAATACTTCCTCCAGCTTTATGACTTATTTGTAAGGACTTACCAATAATAGTTGCATCTGCTGGACAGGTTAAAATAGTAGTCACATTAGTTGTAGTTAAATCAAATGTTTCGCTTTTATATCTTATTGTCATTGCATAAAGTAATTAAACGAATCTTGTTCGTTTTTCAAGTCTTGTTGATAAGAAGTATTTAGTTGGTTTTCAACAGTAGCTATTGCTTGGTTAATTTGTCTAAAACCTTCTGTAGTATATTCTTGTGGTGGTTCAGGAACATATACGTTTATCTTAGCCATTATCTTCTACCATCTGGGTTAACATCTGCTCTAAATGTACCAAATCTCCAAGTCTCATCTACTGCGGTGTTTTGTATTTTAATATTTGCAAGTCTTCCTCTAGCTCTAGTATCAATTTTTTCTGTTGAAGAATTTATAGTAAAAGGACCAAGTTGTGAAGATGCTCCTGAATCAATTGGAAAATTTTTTAAGAAAATTGTAACAATTGCATTACCTTGAAGATTTTTAAAATCAGGTAAGAATCTACTTAGTCTTAACATATATTGACCATCACCTTCTATAGGTAAATCAAAATCTCCTGATTGTATATATGCTGATATAGCTGTCTCTGTTCCATCCAAAGCTATTTCATTATTACCTACTTCATGAGCATAGTAAGTAGTTGAACCAAAAGTATTTGTTGCTCCACTTATATTTGAAATTGTTGGTATAGCAGTAGAATCATATTCTGTTGCGTAAGGTACATCATATGTACTTGCATCTGCGTAAGAACTTCTAGCAAGTGTCATTGTAGACCAAGTATTTTCTACATAATTATAAACTACAGCTCTGTTATTTTGTACTGCAGGGCTTCCTGCAGGGGTACCTGCTGGATAGAACCACACAATCTCATTAAATAAAGAGTTGTGTGAACCATATATAATTTCATTAGATGAATAGTTTATTCCCACATTTGATCCGGTGGTCGTGAATACAAAGTCTTCGACAAGTGATGGAAGTAATTTAACGGTACCATCAAATACAAAGAAACCTCCACCTGCTCCCATCCAAAATACTTTACCATCTGCATATACAGTTGCGTGTTGTCCAATACATCCACAGTTAGAACCTACTTGTCTGATTGAGAAAGTAAATGGTGGTCCTACAAATTGCATAGTGTATGCTGCTTGATCTGTTAGAATTAAATTATAGTCTTTACCAGATACGGCTGCTACGATTTTATTACCTGTATCCAATCTAAATGTTCCAGCAGTATTTACTGAAGTCGGTTCATAAACACTATAATTTTCTTGATCACTAAATCTAATAAACATAGGGTCTTGTGTTGTAGTATCCCCTATAGTTGTTTCAGTCCCAAAGTGAACTACGTGTCTATCTCTATCTGAAGTGATTGTTAATCTTGTTGCTGTTGGAGCACCAGACATAATAACCGCTCGTTGTTCCAATGGATTTGATACACCAGGGTTCCATACAAATGTTTTACCATCTTTAATAGTTGCTATTAATTGTTCTCCAAAGTTATCAAGTGACCATGATCCAGGATCAAGAATCAAAGAAGAAGTAGTTGTTCCAGAACCCCAAGTTAATCTACTCCAAGTTCCTGTACCCCAACCATAACCATATGTTTGAATTGTAGGACCAATTTCTTCATAAGGATTAATACTTGCAGATCCTGCTGTAGTCATTCCTGTACCAGATTCATTTGTTACCATTTGAATTGTAAAACTATCTGCATCTGGTGTAGTTAAAATTTCAAAAGTATAATCTTCAAAATCGGCTACTGTAAAACCTGTTGCACCTCCTCCAGGTAAAGTGACTGAAGTAAATGTTATGTATTCCCCTATGTCTAATGCGTGACTTGTTTTATTTACAGTCACAGTGTTTGATCCATTTGTAGATGTAAAAGTTGCACCTGTTAAAGCAGTTGCTAAAGGTGTTACATCATAAAATTTATCTTCATAATAAATATATAAAGCTTTAGAAGTACCAAGTGCAGCATATCTTCTTCCATCTAAATCTGTCCAAGTGTGTTGTGCACGAGTGGGTCCTGCAATTGTTTCTTGACCAATAGCTGTATAACCACCTATTTTTTCTGGTTGGCCATATCTAAATCTAACAAAATCTCCATCAATCCATTGTCCTTCTGCTCCTGATGGGGTATCTGCTTTATTTATTCCTGGTCGAATAGTTACGTTTGTTAAAGGCATAAGCCATTTTACATCATTTTAGAGCTTCATCCAAGTCGCAGGGGAAGGTATATTATGTTCAGATTTAATACCTTCTTTCATTGTTAACATAATATCGCCTGATATAGATAACCTTGGTATATCTTTAGTGTTCTTTCCAGTTTCATGAAACATCATAGATGGAAATATAATTACATTACCTGTCTCCGCAGGATACTCAGCTTTACCATAATTAGTATTATCCCACTCTGTAAAGTATGGATCTCTCTTTGGAATATTTAACCCTACCTTATGTGCATCATCATCAAGTAAAAATAAATTACCTTGTTCATGAGCTTGTGGATAATAAACAAAACTAAAATGACTGCTCATGTGTCTATGATAAGAAATAAATTGTTCTTTGGTAGATAAGGTAGCCCAAGACTTTGTTATATATATTTCAAATAAATCTAAATTATATTTTTGTGCAGATAAACAACCTTGTATTACTTTAGATAGTTCAGTGTATAATTCTTTAAATCTTTTATCTTTGTGTAAATTATCATCAATAGATTGTAATTCTTTTGGCTTTACATCCGTGGTCCGTGAATATTGAGAATTGGTTGGTGTAATATCTCTTAGTATTATAGGTACAATTTTTTTATTAATATCTTCAAAGTTTTCTAATTTAGTTATATAAATAGGGTAACCAAACCATTTAGATATATTAGCCATTAAGTTTACCTTGGTAATCAAACCAAATATAACTATTTAGTTTAGATAATAATTTTTCCATATCATTATCCTTTACCACATATACAAGTGTTTCTGTACAAAAATCTTTGATAGCTTCGTATCGATGATGACCATCAATTAATACACCATTATTAACCACTAATGGACATAACAAACCATTTAGTTTTATATCAATTTCTAGTTGGTCTATAAGTTCTTGATTATTATTAGATTGATTAGGTGTAATATCTTTTAATTTATATCTATGAAGTATTGAATTAAATATAATTTTTTGTGGTTTTAAAAACAATTATTGTACTCTAAGGAATCTATACTTAACTTCTCCAGCACCACCATTAGCACCAAACGTAGATGCAGGACTAGCCGATACTTGAGAAGCTCCACCACCGCCACCAGATCCTCTTGTACCTGCAGATCCTGCTGTACCTGACCCTGAAGATGAACCTCCTGCCCCACCTGCAATATTACCATCATATGAGGTTGCACCATTAGATCCACCAATTCTACAGTTATCTCCACCACAGTTTCCATTATTACCACCTGTTGCACCATTACCAGACTGATTGAAAGAACCTATAGGCCCCGATGTATTTGTTGTTACTGATTTTGTTACTCCATCACTATCTCTAAAATTTCCTGATGTTATGGGTGTTGCTTGTACTGTTGCAGCGCCTGGACTCCCAGCAATATTAGTTCTTAGTGGTCCTTGAACACCACCTCCAGTATACGATGCTGCACCTCCTCCTGTTAACTCAAAAAGACCCCCACTGGTTGAACCGGATAATGTAGTGCTTCCTCCTGAAGAACCTCCGCCACCACCTGTAAACGAACTTCCACTGTTAGCAGCACCCCCAGCTGAACCTATTGAATAAGATATTGTCTCTCCTTCTGTTACAG